AAATCACATTTGTGGAACATGAAAATGACCAAGCAATGTTTCACACATTAGGTCGTGGACGTGGTGGCAATGTTTATGTTTATGGTTTAAAACTTAAACAATATTATTTCTCCGAAGAAATTATTGATACTGGTATTGAAGAAATTGATCTTCAAGCCTTCGAACATTATAAGAGAACCCGTATATCTCTCGCTAATACTGGTACAGGAACATACCTTGTCAATGAACTTGTTTATCAGGGTGCCAATGTTGAATTCTCAACTGCGTCAGGATACGTTTATAGATTCGAACCCAACTCTTCACTAGATGTTATTAGAATAAAAGGCAATTTTGTTAGTGGAACAAACGTTGTAGGTAATACAAGTGGTGCAATTTACCCTTGCCTATTAGAAAATACAGATACGCAAGTCAACGATGCTACATTTGAAGACTTGGTAAATAACGTACAGATTGAACAAGAGGCTGACGATATTATCGATTGGTCCGAAAGTAACCCATTTGGAACACCGTAATGTTAGGTAACGCACATTTTTACAACAGAACTATAAGAAAAATTGTTGTTGCCTTTGGCACACTTTTTAATGATATCGTATTGGTTCGTTACAACAAAGCGGGCACAGAAGAATATGAAAGAATGCGTGTTCCTCTAATATATTCTTCAAAAGAAAAGTATCTAACTAGATTACAATCTGATTCAACATTAACTAAGTCTATTGCAACATCTTTACCAAGAATTAGCTTTGAGATGATTGGTATCAACTATGATAACAGTCGTAAACAGCAAACTCTTTTAAAGAATGCTGCAGCACCTTCTCCTGGTCTCTCTGGTCTAAACACTCAGTATGCACCTATACCATATAATTTTGATTTTACAATGTCCATCTTTGTACGAAATCAAGAAGATGGTACTCAAATTTTAGAACAGATTCTTCCGTTTTTTACTCCGGACTTTACGGTTACCGTAGATTTGATTCCATCAATGAATCAAAAATACGACATGCCTATCATTTTAAACTCAGTGACACCTAATATTGAATATGAAGGTGATATGTTGAGTACACGAATGATTATCTGGACACTAGACTTTACTGTTAAGGGTTATATTTTCCCACCAGTTAAAGAAGGTACAGATAAGATTATCAAACAGGCAAATACCAACATTTTCATTCAGTCGCAATCAAGACAAGCACAAAAAGTTTATGTTGATTTTGCAAACGGCGTCGGCGTTTTTACGACAAATGAAATTATTCGTGTAAATAAACGAGGTGTCACAGGTTACGTTACCTATTTTGCAAACAACACTACAGGAACATTAGTTGTTGAGGAACTCAATGACTTACTGCAAGAAGGTGATATTGTTGTAGGTGACTATTCAAACGCACGTTATGAGATAGATTCCGTTGATATTGCTCCAGTAAAAACGATACAAATTATCACTACACCTCACCCAATTAATGCACAACCAGATGAGGATTACGGTTTTACGGATACAATTATTGAATTTCCCAATACATTAAATTAAAATTATGAAAAAATTGAATGAAAATTTATCTGAAATTTTCGATGTTACCCCTTTAGAGGTTCCACAACCTCCTGCACCCAATGAAAACAAAAGTACAGAAGTTATTGTACATGAAGACCAGACAGACGTTGAGGCGGATTATATTCTGGCCAGAGATAACCTCAAAAGCCTCATTAGAAAAGGTGATAGTGCCGTTGACGAAATAATTAAGGTCGCAAGTGAATCAGAACATCCTCGCGCATTTGAGGTGGCTGCCACTTTTCTTAAAACAATGGCGGACCTAAATAAGGACTTGTTAGATTTACAGAAAAAACGTAAAGACCTGAATGTTGAACAATCGAAATCGGGTCAGACAACCAATATCGATAAAGCGGTATTTGTTGGGTCTACGGCAGAATTAATTAAAATGATTAAGGAACAATAATGGAAACATTGATTCAACAAATGAGAACTATCCTTGGTACCAACTTTGGATTGTACTTCAAATCACACACCTTTCATTGGAACGTCACTGGTGCAAACTTTAATGACTACCATGCATTCTTAGGTGCTTTCTATACACAAGTTTTTGGTAATACTGATTTGATTGCCGAAAAGATTCGTATGCTGGGTCAATATGCACCAACATCTTTAGGTAGAATGTTAGAACTTTCTGACATTGAAGAAGAAGATGTTATTCCTGATGCACTAGAAATGTTTCGTAGATTATCAAGAGACAATGACAGATTCATTTTTCATCTCCGTGCAGGCATTCGTGCCGCAGATGCCGCTGGTGAACCTGCAATCTCCAACTTCTTACAAGACCTACTTGACCAACACCAGAAACATGCTTGGATGTTGAAGAGCATTACTCAGTAATATTTTATGTTAGATAATGGTTATTTGGGAAATGCCCACCTCAAAAGGGCAGGCACAGATTTAGAATACACACAAGAGCAAGCTGTTGAGATTGCCAAGTGTATTTCTGACCCAATTTATTTTATCAAAACGTATGTTAAGATTGTAAACGTGGACCATGGTTTGGTCCCGTTTCAAATGTGGCCATTCCAAGAAACGATGGTCCAAACGTTTCACAAAGAACGTTTTAGTATCTGCAAAATGCCTCGTCAGGTTGGTAAAACAACGACAACAGTAGGTTACATGTTGTGGTGTGTTCTATTTCAAGAAAACTTTAGTATTGCAATTCTGGCGAATAAGGGTGCATTAGCTCAAGAAATTTTAAGTCGTATTCAGTATGCCTATGAATACTTACCGGTTTGGTTACAACAAGGTATTGTAACATGGAACAAACGTAGTCTTGAATTAGAAAATGGTTCTAAGATTGCTGCATATGCAACATCAGCATCAGGTGTTCGTGGTGGTTCCTATAACCTAATCTTTCTTGATGAATTTGCATTCGTTCCACAAAACATGGCAAACGAATTCTTTACATCAACATATCCTGTTATCTCTTCTGGTAAAACAACTAAGGTTATTATTGTATCTACACCTAACGGTCTAAACCACTTCTATAAGATGTGGGTTGATGCAGAAGAAGGTCGTTCGGATTATAAACCCGTTGAAGTTCACTGGTCTATGGTTCCAGGTAGAGATGAGGAATGGCGCTTACAAACAATTCGTAACACCTCAGAAGAGCAGTTTAGACAAGAGTTTGAAACTGAATTTATTGGTTCTTCCGCTACTCTGATTCCAGGTTCCAAACTCAAGGCTCTTGGTTTCAAAAATCCAATTGAACATACTGATGATGGTTTGGACATTTATAAAAAACCGGAACCGGGTCATGTTTATATTGCAACAGTTGACTGTGCTGAAGGTGTTGGTCAAGATTCGTCAACTATTTCAGTGTTTGATGTTACTGAAATGCCATATCGCCAGGTTGCAAAGTATAAAAACAATCAGGTTGCACCACTGTTATATCCAACACACATATACAATGTTGCAACCAAATATAACAATGCTTATGTTCTCGTAGAGACCAATAACATTGGACAACAAGTTGTGGACATTCTACATTATGATTTAGAATATGAAAATATATTCCGACTTGAACACCACAACATTAAAGGTCAATCGATTTCTGCCGGTTTTAAACGTTCAGTATCTTTTGGTCTCAAAACGACCAAATCTGTTAAAAAGATTGGTTGTGCAAACTTAAAAACACTTGTTGAAAATGACAAGTTAATTATTGAAGACTTTGACACTATCGCCGAACTAAACACATTTGTTAGAGTTCGTGATTCATATGAGGCTGAAGAGGGTAACCATGATGATTTGGTTATGACTTTAGTATTCTTTGCGTGGTTGGTTGCACAAAGCTTCTTCAAAGAAACAACAAATTCTGATATTCGCCAACGTCTAATGGAAGAACATCACCTAAATCTTGAAGAAGAGATTGCTCCGGTTGGTGTTTTTGATGATGGAAGACAAGAAGAAAAGTACCACGATGGTGACGATTTATGGACCGTACAAGACCGTGGTGGTTACCCAATGTCAACTTTCTAAAATCATAAATAGACGATAAAGTGATTATTTAAGTTCCAGAATTATAAAGGAGAACACAATATGTTTCAATTATCACCAGGAGTAAATGTCTCCGAAGTAGATTTGACAACTGTAGTACCGTCAGTTGCAACTACTGTTGGTGGTTTGGCCGGTAATTTTGCATGGGGTCCTTGCGAGGAAGTAACAATCGTTCCTAGTGAGATTCGTCTTGTAGATACATTCGGTAAACCAAATGATACAACGTTCCCATATTTCTTCACAGCTGCTAACTTCCTATCTTATGGTAGTGATTTACGTGTGGTTCGTGCTGCAAATACAGGTTCACTAAACGCAACAACCAGCGGTACTGGTGTACAAATCAAGAATAACATTGACTACACCCAAAATCATTCTTCAGGTTCAGGTAGTGACGATTTCGTCGCCAAATGGCCAGGTGAATATGGTAACTCAATCGGCGTTTCGATTTGCGATTCAAACACTTTTGTTGGTTGGACTTACGCAGGCAACTTTGATTCTGCACCAGGAACATCCGACTATGCAGCTGCAAAGAGTTCAACAAACGATGAATTGCATATTGTTGTCATTGACACAAATGGCGCAATTTCTGGTACAGCTGGTTCTATCTTGGAGAAGTTTGCTTATATTTCTAAGGCATCCGATGCTAAGAATTCTGATGGTTCTACTAACTACTACAAAGACGTTCTTAACAATCGTTCTAAGTATGTTTGGTGGACTCGTCACAATACAGAAGGAACAAACTGGGGCACTGCTGCAACTGTAACTGCTTCTTTTGCATTATTGACTGCGGCCGACACATACAACCTAACTGGTGGTGCCGATGCAACTGTAACTAGCGGTGACCTACAACGCGCATTCGATTTGTTTGAAAACCCAGATTCGGTTGATGTTTCTTTACTGATGACTGGTCCTGTTGCAGACAACACAATTCCTAACTACGTAATTGCTCTTGCAGAATCACGTAAAGATACTGTTGTGTTCTTGTCACCACCTCAAGTAAATGTTGTTGATAACGTAGGTTCTGAAGCAAGTGATATCGTTACATTCCGAAACACTCTAACATCTTCTTCATATGCTGTTATGGATAGCGGTTACAAGTACCAATACGACAAATACAATGATACATACCGTTGGGTTCCACTAAACGGTGATATTGCTGGTCTGTGTGTACGTACTGATTCACAACGTGACCCATGGTTCTCACCAGCTGGTACAAATCGTGGTGTAATCAAGAACGTTGTTAAACTTTCTTGGAATCCAACTAAGACTGAACGTGATGAACTGTATAAAACTGGTGTTAACCCAGTTGTTACATTCCCAGGTGAAGGCACAATTCTATACGGTGATAAGACTCTTCTGAGCCGTCCAAGTGCGTTTGACCGCATCAATGTTCGCCGTCTGTTCATTGTTCTAGAAAAGGCAATTGCTCGCGCTGCACGTAGTTCACTGTTCGAATTTAACGATGAGTTTACTCGTGCATCATTTGTAAACCTTGTTGAACCATTCCTACGTGACGTTCAAGGTCGCCGCGGCATTTATGATTTCCGTGTTGTTTGTGATACAACTAACAATACACCAGAAATTATTGACCGCAATGAATTTGTCGGTGACATTTATGTTAAACCAGCTCGTTCAATCAACTACATTCAACTTAACTTTGTTGCTGTTCGCACAGGTGTTTCGTTCGATGAAGTTGTTGGCCAGTTCTAATAAATAGAGAGACAGGAGATATTTAAATGGCATTTAATGTAAACGAATTCCGCTCTCAAATGGTTGGTGACGGTGCCCGTCCTAACTTATTCGAAGTTAGCATGAACTTCCCTAACTTCTCGCAACCAGGAAACGCTCAGCAGAAACTTACATTTATGTGTAAGACTGCTCAACTTCCAGGTTCGACAGTTAACACCGTTCCTGTGCAGTATTTTGGTCGTGAACTAAAGTTTGCTGGTAATCGCATTTTCCAAGACTGGACAATTTCGGTTATCAATGACGAAGACTTTGTTGTTCGTAATGCTTTCGAGCGTTGGATGAATGGCATGAATAGTCACAATCTGAACGTTCGTAACCCAGCAGCTGCATCACCAGCAGGTTACACAACTGATGCAACCGTTACACAATACGGCAAGTCAGGTAACCAATTGAAACAGTACAAGTTCATTGGTGTTTTCCCAACCGATTTGTCTCCAATCGATGTTGATTGGGGTTCAAATGATACCATTGAAGAGTTCACAGTAACTCTATCATACCAATGGTGGGAATCTCCGCAGGACAACGTAGCTTAAATAGTATAGGGAGAGGATTTCTCCTCTCCCACTATTTTTATTATGACGAAAAGGGATAAAATAAGTGGCTGTTAAACTATTCGGATTTACACTAGGCAAAAAAGATATTGTTCAGGTTGAAAAACCAGAACAGTCTTCGTTTGCTCTTCCAACCGCAGCATTAGATGATGGCGCGGTCACTATTACGCAGAACGCCCACTACGGTACATATGTTGACCTAGAAGGTGCAGTTCGCAACGAATTGGAACTCATTACACGTTATCGTGAAATGGCAAATCACCCAGAGTGTGACCAAGCCATCACGGAAATTGTAGATGAGGCAATCACACATGATGAATCTGGTGAAGTGTGTGATATTGTTTTAGATAAACTTAAACAACCAGAATCAATTAAGAAAAAAATTAAAGAAGAGTTCGATAATGTTATTCGAATGATGAACTTCTCTAATTTGTCCGATGACATTTTCCGTCGTTGGTATATTGACGGCAGAATTTATTACCATGTCATCGTCAATGAAAAGAACCCTAAAGAGGGTATCCAAGAATTGCGTTACATCGACCCACGTAAGATTCGTAAAGTACGTGAGATTAAGAAAGGTCGTGACCCAAAAACTAACGCAGAAATTATTCAATCGATTGCTGAATACTACGTTTATAATGAACGTCCTTCAATGGCATCGAACTATACTGCCGGCACAAATGCTGGTCTAAGAATTGCACCAGAGTCCATCATCAATGTCAACTCTGGTATGATGGATGCAAAGAATACATTCGTCATTTCTTATTTACATAAAGCAATCAAACCACTCAACCAACTACGTATGGTTGAAGATGCGATTGTTATCTATCGTTTATCACGAGCACCAGAACGCCGCATTTTCTACATTGACGTTGGTAACTTACCTAAAGGTAAAGCTGAACAATATCTACGTGACGTTATGGTTAAGTATCGTAATAAAATGGTTTACGATGCCAACACCGGTGAACTACGTGATGACCGTAAACACATGTCGATGCTTGAAGATTTCTGGTTGCCTCGCCGTGAAGGCGGCAAAGGTACTGAAATTACAACTCTGCCGGCTGGCCAAAACCTAGGTGAGCTGGCTGACGTACAATACTTCCAAAAGAAACTATATCAATCTTTAAACGTTCCTTACTCACGTTTAGACCCACAGAATGCTGGTGGTGGTATGGTTGGTTTGGGTCGTACAACTGAAGTTACACGCGATGAACTCAAATTCAACAAGTTTATTCAAAAAATTCGTAATAAATTTACACAAATATTTGACCACGCTTTACGTACACAACTCTCACTGAAGGGTGTTTGTTCGGTAGAAGAATGGGATGAATTCAAAGAAAGTATTTTCTATGAATTTAAGAAAGACAATAACTTTGTAGAACTGCGTGATGCAGAACTTCTACAAAACAGATTGCAAATGGTAACAATGGTTGACCCATTTGTTGGCCGTTACTTCTCTCAGTTATGGGTTAAGAAGAATGTTCTTCATATGACCGATGAAGAGATTGAGCAGATGCAAGAAGAAATCGATAGTGAACCACCACCAATTCCTACTGGACCTGATGGTCAACCTATCGAGCAAGACCAAGAACAAGTATCTGAAGAAGATTATCCACCACAAGATAATGTTTCAGACCGAGATATGTCTGAGTCCGAAACACCCGAACTTGATAAGATGGTTGAAAGATTTTCTACAAGTATAAATAAAAGATAATAGGAGATATTATGGAAAACGTTCGTAACTTTATTGACCAAGTTGCACAAGGTGACAACATTACAGCAAGAGAAACACTAGACAACCTTTTGTCTGCTCGTGCATTTGAATCACTTGAATCAAAAAAACAAGAAATTGGTTCAACACTATTTAATGGCGTTAGTATAGATCAAACAGAAGTACAAGACGCAGAATAAAAACTATGAAGTCGTTACAAGAATTTAAAACAGTTTTGACTGAAGAAGACAAACAGGATTACTCCAAGTTTGATACGTTGGTGCGTGCTGGCCTTGCCGATAAAACGCAAATTCAACGTCTTCATAAAATTCTAGGTAAAATGGGAGAAGAACGTCCAGTTTTTAGTCCACAAGAACGCCAACTATTGCAAAACCTTTTCAATAAAATGGTCGATTTGGTCACTGGTAATAAACAACTCTTTCAACAGACTCGCCGTGTTGTACGCGAAGATGAGGAATTAGACGAAGGACTGCTGGCAACTTCTGACTTCAAAATTGGTCCTTCAGGTAGAAAAGTAAAAGCTCACCGTGTTAAAGTTGGTGATACAATATCAACAATTGGTGGTGATGCTGAAGAACAATCTGCTCGTTATGAGTCAGTACAAGAAGCTGCACCAATTAAACCAGTTTTAAGGGGTGACCCACCTTTCACCTTGGTACTAAAGAGAAAAGCAATTCGCCAATATACTGGTGAAATGAAAGTTGCACTATACTATAGTGACAGACTCAAGGCGTACTTTAGTGTTCCTTATAGTGATATGGGTGATGATAAGGCTGTCATTCAGGCACAAGAAAGTGTTGAGAGTGTAATCGACCAACTCAAAGAAGGTACCGTATACCATAAGAATGGTAAAACATCACAGATTGATGAACAAACCTGTGAATTGTTATTTAAAGTTTACAATTCTTTGAACGAAGATAATCAACAAAAGTTTGAAACTCTAATTGTATCGAACCCTAACGGATTGCAAAAAGCAATCGAATTCAGCACAAAATGAAATTGATTAACCTGATTGCTCAAGGTAAACTTATTGAAGCCAAAGAGATTGTCTTTGAGCGATTGAATAAGATTGCTTCCAACGAATTATCGAAGGTAACAGTTGTTACTGGTGCCAATATGTTTGAAGAGGTTGAGGAGTTGGAAGAAGCCAACAAATCTTCTAATAGAATCAAACAAGGCAGAGTCATTAAGATTCGCCGTAGAATTCGTCGCAATGCAAAGGGTCGTATCGTTCTACAACGCAATGTGCGTAAGTCTGCAATCAAAGGTTATAGAGTTTCGGGTAATACTGTTAAAAGAATTACTGCAATTCAAAGAATTAATAAGTCTAGAAAACTTAAAAGATATTGGAAATCAAAAGGTCGTGCGAAACTTGGACGCACTCTATTAAAAAGAAAAATGTCCAACATTCGCCGCAAATCAATGGGAATAAGATAAATGGCATACGAAATCGTAAATACAAGAAGAGGTTCATCAATCATTCGTGTGGTTGGTGCCGATGCGGTTACCGCCACATTAGATAACCTTTCAACCAATACTGCACTTGAAATTGTTGACAGTGCAAGTATTAAGAGAGTCGCTTGGTCTGTTCCATCTACAGGCAGTGTTACTATTGCTCGTGGTGCAACACCAAATACTGTTTTCGAATTATATGGTTCAGGTGAAATTCGTTTAGACGAATGGGGTGCTTCGGCAGCTAATGGCGCCACGGGCAATATTGTTATCACTGTTGCTGTAGGTGGCACTTGTGTGTTGGATGTTTCGAAAACTACAACATATACAACCAATATGGATGAATTCTAATGAAACTCATTACAGAAACAATTGAGAGTGTAAAGTATCTTACTGAAGCAACAGAAAGTGGTAAGAAGGCTTTATTCATTGAAGGACCTTTTCTTGTGGCAGAACAAGCTAACAAGAACCGCCGCATGTATAAACTCGATACACTCAAAAAAGAAGTGGATAGATATACGGAAGAATTTATCAAGACTAAACGTGCTCTTGGTGAATTAGGCCATCCAGATACACCTTCGATTAATTTAGAACGTGTATCTCATATGATTACCGAACTGCGCCAAGAAGGCAATGTGTTTATCGGTAAAGCAAAAATTCTCGATACACCCTATGGCCAAATCGTTAAAAATTTTATTGATAACGGTGTAAATCTAGGTGTTTCATCAAGAGGTATGGGTTCACTAACTCCAGGTCAAAATGGATTAAGCATCGTACAAGATGACTTCCGTTTAGCGACCGCGGCTGATATTGTTGCTGACCCATCTGCACCAGGTGCTTTTGTTAACGGCATCATGGAAGGAAAAGAATGGCTGTTTGTCGAGGGTCGATTCGTAGAGGTCGACATTGATAATGCTAAACGACAAATCAGAAAAGCCTCAAGCAATCAATTGGAAGAAGTCGCATTGCACCTCTTCCAGAATTTTATTTCGAAACTTTAAGAATTATAAATATAGAAATCAATAAAGGAGATTCCTAATGGCACAAAACAAATTATTTGAGGCTGCTGCCGATATCCTTGCTGGAACAAAAGGCAAGAATGCGGAACCTATGCACAAAGTAGAAGGCCAGGTCGTTGACCTAGGCGGACCTACTCCTCAAGATTCGAAACCAGATGACAATTCGAATAAAATTGATGCAACTAAGGCAGCTAAGAGCGCAACTGCTCCAACTACCAAACCATCTGATGCTTCAAGTAAGACTGTTGACAGTCTGAAGAAAGAAGAAGCTGAAGTTGAAGGTTTCGTTGTTGAAGATATCAATGCTCTGTTTGCTGATGATGCAACAATTTCAGAAGAATTCAAGTCAAAGGCTGCTACTCTGTTTGAAGCACGTGTTCTTGACCGTGTATCGCAAATTACAGAAGAGCAAGAAACTCGTTATGCATCGATGCTTGAAGAAGCAGTCGAAGCAGTTAAGGAAGACCTGACCGAGAAGGTTAACGATTACCTGTCATACGTTGTTGAACAATGGATTGCAGACAATGAAATCGCTATCGAATCTGGTCTGCGTTCTGAACTAACAGAAGATTTCATCGCTGGTCTACGTAACCTATTCACAGAACATTACATTGATGTTCCTGCTGAGAAGGTTGACCTCGTTGAAGAACTAGCTTCGAAAGTTGAAGAACTTGAAGCTAGCCTGAACGAAGAAATCGAACGTGGTATCGACCTGAGCAAAGCTCTAGTTGAATCAATCAAAGTAGAAATTACCCATGAAGTTACCGAAGGTCTGACAGCAACCCAAGTAGAAAAAATCAAATCGCTCGCAGAGAGTGTTGAGTTTTCCACAGAGGAAGAATACAAGGCGAAGCTGGAAACCATTCGTGAGAATTACTTCCCTTCAGAAGTTAAAAAAGCATCTGAAGAACAACTTCATGAGCAAGTAGAAGATGGTTCGGAAACCAAGAAAGCCTCTGGCTTTGTTGACCCATTTGTTGCTGCAACAATGGCCGCCATTACTAAAACCAATAAGTAAAACCAAAACTCTCTAGGAGAAAATATATGTATCTTTCAGAAGAACTACAACAAAAATGGCAACCAGTTCTGGAACACCCAGAACTAGGTGCTATCAAAGACCCATACAAGAAAGCGGTTACCGCACTTGTTCTGGAAAACCAACAACAAGCAATGATGAAGGAAGCTGGCATCATCTCTGAAGCTGCTCCAACTAACTCAGCTGGTACTGGCGGTTTTTCGTCAGGCGCAACTGCAACTGGACCAGTTGCTGGTTTCGACCCAATCCTGATTTCGTTGGTTCGCCGTTCGCTGCCTAACCTGATTGCGTATGACGTTGCTGGCGTTCAGCCAATGACTGGTCCTACTGGTCTGATTTTCGCAATGCGTTCGACCTACGGTACTACACGTACTGCAGCTCAAGAAGCATTCTATAACGAAGCAAACACTGTTCACTCAGGTAACACACAAACTTCGGCTGCTCAAGTTGACGTTTCACTGAATGCAAACACTGAAGCTTCTGGTGCAGTTTTCGCTGCTCTAGGTACTGCAAACGGTATGTCGACCTCGGTTGCTGAAGGTCTGACTCCACAAGAGATGGGCTTCTCGATTGAGAAGGTTAGCGTAACTGCTGCAACCCGTGCTCTGAAGGCAGAATACTCGATGGAACTGGCACAAGACCTTAAGGCAGTTCATGGTCTTGACGCTGAAACCGAACTGGCTAACATCCTGTCGGCAGAAATCCTGGCTGAAATCAACCGTGAAGTTCTGCGTACAATCTACGCAACTGCTAAGGTTGGTGCTCAAACTGGTACTACTACCAAGGGTACATTTGACCTTGACACCGACTCGAACGGTCGTTGGATGGTTGAAAAAGTTAAGGGTCTGGCTTTCCAAATCGAACGCGAAGCTAATCAAATCGCTAAGCAAACTCGTCGCGGTAAGGGTAACATTGTAATCTGTTCGTCAGACGTTGCATCTGCATTCGCAATGGCTGGTCTTCTGGATTATCAATCAGCTCTGCAATCGCAAGTTAACCTGACTGTTGACGATACTGGCAACACCTTTGCTGGTACTCTGTTTGGTCGTATCAAGGTTTACATCGACCCATATTTCCCAACTGGTGCAAACTCTGAGTTCGCAGTTGTTGGTTATAAGGGTACAAATGCTTATGACGCTGGTCTGTTCTACTGCCCATACGTTCCTCTACAAATGGTTCGTGCAGTTGACACCAATACTTTCCAACCAAAGATTGGTTTCAAGACTCGTTACGGCATGGTTGCAAACCCATTTGCACAAGGCCTGACTCAAGGTTCTGGTGCTCTGACCGCTGTATCGAACGTTTACTACCGCGCACTAAAAATCCAAAATATCATGTAATCGTTAAGTTCCCTTTAAGAGGAACATTAAAAGAGACCACTTCGGTGGTCTCTTTTTTTATGGAAGCATAAATACCAACATGACTATTCTTACTAGAACACCAGCCAATCCAAACTTTCTACACCCAAACAAGTACACCTTGTCTTTCTCTAGATTGCCAAGTGTACAGTTTTTCTGTCAGGGTGTGTCTGTTCCAGGCATCTCACTAGGTGAGGTTCCACGTAATAACCCGTTTGTCGATTTGTATTCTCCTGGTGAGAAGGCAATCTATGACCAGATGAATATTACTTTTTATGTTGATGAGGAACTTACCGCATGGAAAGAAGTACATGACTGGATCCGTGGCATGAGTTTTCCAGAAAGTTATAAAGAGTATGCTCAATTGGGTCAGAATGCAAAGAATCGTCAATCTTCTATTCGTCAAGGATTTGAACAGTTTTCGGACGCCAGCTTGACACTATATTCGTCATCAAATACTCCACTACACCGTTTCAAGTTTTATGATTGTTTCCCAGTTACTTTATCATCATTTGTGGTAAACTCACAAGACACACCAGAAACAATCATTACTGCCGATGCCACCATAAGATTTGCCTACTTTGATATTGAAAAATTGTTTTAAGTGTGTTATAGTCCAATAAGGAGGACTACTTTATTATGAATAAACTTGAAGAACTGTTAGAAATGTGGCGCAAGGATGCCGAGATTGACCGCACTGAACCGGGTAAAGCGTTACTTGATATACCAAAGCACCACAGTAAGTATTTGAATATTCTGTCGCATCACCGCCTACTGGCCAAAGAAGCAGAATTCAAATATAACAAGATGAAGAAAATTAAGTGGGAATACTATACAGGTAAGATGGACGATGCCACACTTAAACATTACGGATGGGAACCATTTCCATTTATACTCAAATCGGACATTACTACATACCTAGACAGTGACGAGGACTTAAATAAGTTCCTTGCCAATAAAGCAATGCATGAGGAAATTGTTGATGTATGTAATGCTATTCTCAAAGAGCTTAACAACCGAGCTTGGGAGTTAAGGTCATTCATAGACTGGGAAAAATTTATACAAGGAATTTAACAACTGCAAGATTATATTGAATAAATAGGTGTAAGGAGATAATTATGTATAAAGTATATTGGATAAAATATCCTTCTTACACCAATCCAAAAAATGAAGGATACATTGGAATTACATCACAGACAATCGAAAAACGTTTTTCTGACCACAAGTCAAATAGAAAAAACAAGTTATTGTCAAATCGTTGTAAAAAAGAAAATGTTGAAATTGTTTGTTTACAGGAAGGTTTATCGAAGGAACAAGCTAGATTAATTGAAGAGTCTTATAGACCAGTCGAAAATATAGGATGGAATATCAATAAAGGTGGAGATTTACCTCCTTCAAGAAAAGGTAAAGTTAGTCCAAAGTCTGTTTTAAAAGGCATTGATAGAACGGAAAAACAAAAGTTGGCTTCATTGAAGCATTCAGAAAGAATGAAAGGTACATCTCATTCTAGTATGAGAAAAAATAGAGTAGACCATAGTAAACCTTGTGAAAACTGTGGAAAAATTTTTAATCCTGGTTACGAAAAGAGAAAAAAATTTTGCTGTATAAAATGTGCAGTAGAAAAAAGAAATTCTAGCCAAGAATATAGAAACAAATTGAAAGAAGCAACAACAAAAAGATGGCAAAACGATGAATATAAAATGCGTGTGAGTGAATTGATTCGGAAAAGTTTAAATGAATGATACTGTACTGATAACAAAAATTGATGAGGTTTTTTTAAAGTTTGATTGTGAGAAAAATATAGCACAAGAACTTTCAGATTACTTCACTTTTTTTATACCAAACTATCAGTTTACTCCTGCTTACAAAAATCGCCTGTGGGATGGAAAAGTTAGGCTTGCAAATTTAAAAACATATACAATATATCGTGGACTTTTGCCATATATTGAAAAGTTTTGTGAAGACCGTGAGTACAAACTTGTTGTTGAACCACAATTAAAGCTTACAGAAAACTTTTCAGTTAAAGAGGCACAAGAGTTTGTTGACACTCTAGGTTTGCCGCATGAAGTACGTGATTATCAATTAAACGCATTCGTACATGCCATTCGCAACAAAAGAATTTTACTACTGTCACCTACTGCGTCAGGTAAATCTTTAATTCAATACCTTGTTGTACGTAAACTGCAAGATGCAGATTTTAAAAAAGGTCTAATGATTGTTCCAACCACATCATTGGTTGAACAGATGTACACCGACTTTGCGGACTATGGTTACGATGCAGAAAAAAACTGCCATCGTCAGTATGCAGGTAAAGACAAATTCACAGATAAGTTTTTGACCATTACCACATGGCAATCCATTTACACTTTACCTAAAGAATATTTTGAACAGTTCGATTTTGTACTTGGTGATGAGGCACACCAATTCAAGGCAAAATCTCTGACTACAATTATGACTGGCCTTTCTGGTGCCAAATATCGTGTTGGTTGTACAGGTACTTTAGATGGTACACAAACACACAAGTTGGTACTTGAAGGTTTGTTTGGTCCAGTATTTAAAACTATCACCACTAAAGAACTGATTGATAATAATCATTTAGCCTCATTCAAAATTAAATGTTTGATTTTGAAGTATTCTGAAGAAGTATGCAAACAGGCCAAATCTTGGGACTATCAATCCGAGATGGACTACATAGTTAAGAACACACAGAGAAATGTGTTCATCAAAAATTTGGCGTTGTCTCTAAATGGAAATTCTTTGATTCTGTTTCAATACGTTGAGAAACATGGTAGAGAACTTTTTGCATTAATCGACAAAGAGAAGAAGAAACGAAAAGTCTTTTTTGTCTTTGGGGGTACTGATGTTGAAGTCCGAGAATCAATCAGAGCGATTACAGAAAAGGAATCGAATGCAATCATCGTTGCATCCTACGGTACTTTTTCTACTGGTATCAATATTCGGAATCTTCATAATGTTATTTTTGCTTCACCTTCTAAGTCGAGAGTTCGTAACCTACAATCAATAGGACGTGGACTACGTAAAGGTGATAATAAAGAAGAGGCAACACTATATGATATCGCAGATGATTTCAGAACTGGCAAATCTTTTGTCAACTACACTCTGAAACATTTTATTGAACGTGTGAAGATTTATGATGAGGAAAAATTCTCATATAAATTCTATAATATAGAGTTAAAAAATGGATAATGTGAAGATCGTTAGATTGGTGAGTGGTGAAGATATCATTGCTTTTTATGAAGAAGATGAGGATGTAGCCTTAGTTGGTAACCCAATGACTATGATGTTTAAAAGGTTACCTACAGGCAAGGCTGTAATGTTGATGGCACCTTGGTTACCGATTGAAGTTGTTGATGAAGATATCGTCAGTATACCATACAGTCAAATCATTACGGTAATGAATCCGAAAAGACATATGAGTGAATACTTCATTAATTCGGTAATTGATATGGAACAAGAACTGTCTGATAATCCTCCTGAAGAGTTGTCACTCCGTGACGCTTCGCCAACTGATGAAGAGATTGAACAACAGGAAGATGATGATATGGTTGATTATCTGGAATCATTTAATGTGGAACCAGCTAAAAGGACTATTCATTAATATTCAAACGGAACACCGCTAATGTACACCATGTCAAGCGTTAAGTGAGGCAATGATGTACGAAGTGTTACGAAGTAACTGTTTAAGGCAATGATGTAAAATATAGTTGACATTTTGCCTTTTGAATTATATAATGATTGATATGTTTGAGGATATTATATGAACACAACCGTTGCAAAAAAACCAAAACACTATATTAATAATGCTGATTTTCTACAGGCTCTTGTGGAGTATCGTGAAAAATGTGATGTTGCCAAGAAAGAAAATAAACCGGAACCGAGAGTGCCCAATTACATAGGTGAGTGTTTCATTAAGATTGCTGAACACCTATCACGTAAGCCTAACTTTGTTTCCTATTCATTTC